TGTATCGGTTTGAAAAAGAAGGGATAATTAACTGATATGGGTACCACCTTATCTGTGAACATGGTTTTCGCATCAGGACCGGACTTGGATAATATACCATACCTACTGTCACTTGATATGGTTGCCAGGTTAACCACCTCTCCTGAGGCCATGAAAGAAAACCCGGAACGCCTGTTCTTAAGGTAACACATCCCATAGGATCGTGAATCTGCTTTACAAGCTTCCCAGAAAATAAAGAATAATCTATTTGACTCCCTAAAGTCTGGTTTCCCAACATCAATTTTGGACCACTGCAGGTACATATAATGAGTGCCAGTGAGATAAGTAGGCTTGCCTTTATTATAAAACCAAAAACCTTCTTCTCTACGAGCAAACTCTTTATCGATGTAATCATACCATGTTTCTTTAAAGTCTAACGAATATTCTTCCCAATCAAATATTGTTTTAATTCTTTTTAATTCTTTAGGTAATGGTTTATATTCAAATCTATCTGATTCAAACTTATAAACTTCTTTAGCTTTTGGTAAAGCTATAACTAAATTTTGTATCTCTATTATTTCACCTATTTCACCTGTCTTACTTATAACTACAACATCATGTTCAACGTTATAACCATATTCCCATTTTTTGTATTTGTTATTTTTTTTAACAATTTTAGGTTTAATATAGTCTTCTAATACTTTATATAAACTTTGTTGATACATTATTTTGACCTCCCTTCAGCAAAACCAGCAAAAGCTTTAGGTTTTTTAGTTTCTTGTTCTACTTTACCATCAATAATATTTTGTTCTTCATTTATTTTAGATAGTATTTCAAAAGCATCAAATATAGCTAACTTTTTTGTAGCTGCAGCATTTTTTAATCTGTCTGCGGAAATATCAGGTCCAAAATCTATAATTGGTTCTTTAGCTACTTTAATTAATTCATCAACAGCTATTCGCCCAGCTTGGATTATATTCTTCTTTATTTTCTTTATTTCCATATTTAATTACAATATCATTTGATTTCATACAATACAATCGTTGATCATCAATAAAAAACTCCCATTCAGCACCAGGTTTAAAACCTATTAAGTCATTTGGATTAATATTAGATGCTTCTAAGTTATTATTACCTATTTTTAGTATACCAACATAAGGTTCCTCTTTTCTGTTTACTAGAGGATCAGTATTTTTTATCGGCATTACAAAGCATCTGTCACCAAAAGCTTTCCAATCACCTTCATTTTTGTATAAATATATTTGATCTATAGCAGCAAAATATAAATCGTCTTTAAAATAAGATCTACTATTTGCTTGTTTACCTTGCATATTGTAAAATCTTCTAAAAACATTTTGATGTACTACTATAATATCGCCTTTTTTTATAACAGTGTTAAAAGCCAACGGTGTAGATACAACTTCAGCAAAACGATTTACAAATTTCCAAGATTCAATTTTAGTATTTAAAATTAATTCTTTTTCATTTATTTTTTTACTATTGTTATATCTACCTTGTCCGAAAGGCTTTATAATAAAATCATATAAACTCTTCATTAATATTCTAAATCAAACTCAATAGATATTGCCATGTTAGAATTAAATTTTTTCCATGGTAATACTTCATCGTTTTTCTTTATATAAATATTATATGAGTTATCTTTTTCATCAAATAAGATGTGGGATATTTCATGCCCACCATATACTTGCTGACCAACTGAATAATGCATTGCTTCATTCTTGTAATCAGCTCCTATACTAATCTTTCTAATTACATTATTCATCTTCTTTTAACTCCTCAAAAGTACCGTCTTCTAAATTAATATTTATTTTACCATACTTTTCTTCTAATACTTTTTTGTATTCTTCTTGCTCATTATTTACACCTGCTAATTCATGTAGTATAGCATGTTTTTGAGTTTCTAAAATACCAACATCTGTTGATAAGTTATATAATCTATTTTGAAAACCTAAAATATTATCTAACTCTTCTTGTGTTATCTTTTTTTCTGCCATTTTATTTAATTTAATTAGTCATTATCCAGTATCTTCTATATACTGATTCCCATGATTTTTTACCTTCAAATTTACAATGAAGTTCACCTTCTTTTAAAGTATAAGTAATATATACTTCATAATCGTTTGAAGGGTTTTTTAATAAAGTTTTTACATAATCTTTACCTTCTTCAACTACTACTTCCGGTAGTGATTTGTTTTCTTCAAAAGAAAAATTTACAAATTCAAAACCTTTGTTTGAATCATGTAAAATAACTACATAATAACTTGTTCTTTCGCTTGACCAAACACCTTTTAATTGTTCAGTAAAGTCTTGACTTTGCATAACTATACTAAATAGCATAGCTATACCTAATAATAATTTTTTCATAATATTTAATTTAATTTAATTTCTAAGTGTATAATTACTTGTTATTATAGTTTTTTACTTTTAAATACACTTGTTGCTTTTTCTGTCGTACGTCCGCCGAAATAAGCTAAGATTACGGACATCATAACTTTCTCAAAAGTATCATTCCAAGTATCATGTATTGTAAACGGTATACTTTCTACACTATCTAATATACCTGCAAAAGAAAATACAACAATACACCATACTAAAACAAGTGGTCGTACATTTTTACTTAACCATGAATCAGACATAGAATCAGCTTTCCACCTTGATGTAATAGCTTCTATTTCTTTATTCTGTTGTTCGTATATTAATTGTTGTAATTTAATCTTATCGTCTAAAGAAACATCTGATTTAGTTATTTCAGCTATTGCTTCTTTAGGAGATGTTACACCTTGTAATACGTTTCCCAATGTAGGATTTATTACTGATGCTGCGCCAAACAATAATTGTCCGACTGTTGTGTCTTTAAATGCTTTTTTAGACATTATCTTCTATAATTTTGGAATAAGCCTGTAGTTAAACCTCTACGACCTCCAGCTATTGATAAATAACCTGGATCAAAAATACCTTTTCTACAAGATCTACATGCTCCAACAACACCTCTTACAGCGTCAATAGGTGTTGCAGCTATATCAACTATTGTTCTTCCTGTGTTACCTATAACAAACTTACCTACATCTCCTACAAAATCAACAGCATCACCTAAAGCATAACCTATATTGTTAAAGAATCTTTTTCTTTTACGTTTTCTTTTAGATCTCTCGTCATCTTTTCTTTGCTGCTCAATCTCTTTTCTTTTTCTCTCCATTTGCTCCTCAGTCAGTGGAGTTACTACTCGTCTAATTTCAGGAGTTTCTATTTCTCTTTCATCAATTTGAATTTTTTCACCGTCTAATACAGAAACTGGTTGTATTGGTTCTCTTTTTCTTATAGTTCTACTTCTTGTATCTTGACCTGGGTTTTTACTTCTCCATTCTTTACCTTCTGGAGTTTGTAACCATTCTGTCCAAGTTAGTCCTTCTGGATGTTGAAAACCTCCGCCACCACCACCTTGTTTATTTAAATCTCTTGTTTGAGTAATTGTTATACTTCCGTCATCATTTACTACTCGTGTTTCATTGCCCCACTCACCTACTTCATAACCCTCTCTTTCATCTTGTAAAGTTTCTTCCCAGTCATGATTATCATTAAGAGGACTATTCATTTTAATAGGACTAAATCTTTTATTTACATTGTTTATAGAATCACTAACTCTTATAAAATTTCTTTCTGAATCATTAAGATTATTTATTACCTCTGGTTCCATTTCATCAAATCTAGTAATATCTTCTTCTGACATATTATTTAAATCATCAAAACTATTATAAAACTTATTTATTTCATTTATTCTATTTTGAACATTATTATACGCTTGATTAATTACTTCTTCTTGTGTTTCGCCTTGCGCATTAAGATTTGTGTTATCTATAGTAGTTACTTTATTAGTATTACTAGGTAACATAATAGATATAGTTCTATTAGTATGACCTTTAAATAAAGGACTAGATGTTTTTCTGCTAAATGGATTATTGTGTTGTTTGTATCCCATAATTAATATTTTTCAAATGGATCAGTTTTTGAGTATGCTTCGGCTTCCCAAGGTAAATTTTCAGCTCCTTCGTGCATATCTTCTCTTGAATATTTTTTTCCTTTCCAGTATACAAAATCATCATCATAATCTAAATCACCTCTTTTTATTTGATCTATATGAACCATTTCGTGATCTATTACACTTTGTCTTTCTTCTGGATCTGTTATTTTATCTGATACTAGTATAGTACCGTTTTTATTTGCTTTTCCTAAAACGCCTTCTTCTAAGTCTACATGATGAATAGGAGTATTATCAGTGTGAAAAGGAGGTCTAATTTTAAAACCTGAACCTAATCTTATTTTCATCGTTTAAAAGGAAATTTTTTATTTAAGTAATCTTGTCTTTGTTGACATCCACAGGGTTTATTAAGGCTGCTAGATATTTTATCTACCGCAGCCTTAATTCCTGTTCTTCTTGTGAAGTTAGCTATACTGTCGCCTAAACCTCTAGGTTTCATATTTAGCTAATTAGAATATCTTTCCAGTATACTCTTAGTGTTTGATCGTATTTTGCATTTGGATCATCACTATCTATTGGTAAGA